CCTGAGCTCGTGGATCAAAAAACTGTGTGCCTGCTGTGTCTTTGGTGGCCTTCAGATAATACACACCTGACAATATACAGTTTGCGTGTGTGTGCGGTGGGTGTACACTGCCGTCTACCTGTTGGTTTGCCCACATTTGTGTTACCTCAAGTTCCTGATTTGCGTATCCCTCTTGATTCAGAATACCACCACAAAGATGACTTACAAAATCAGTAAATGGTTTGAACGCTGGGAAGTTTTGCAAATCATCTCTTCCTTGAAATAAACCAAACGGCACATCCTTACCACTCTGTATGTCCTTATAATTAGCTTTCAAATCTCCATCGATAGAAGATATCATTTCTTCGTGTTTGTCATTCAAACCTGATTTGAATGTGTATATCGATGTTGGAAATAACTTTGTTCTATTTACATCAACCATGCTACTATGCTCCATCTAGTCCCTTTTGTAACAACTTTTGCTTCGTGAGGAAACATGAAGTTAGAGGGAAATATTAATGCAGAAGCTTGACTAGGTTCAAACTTCTTATTTGCCACATAAAACTCACCACCTTCATAATCATCATTTAGATATAACAACACAGTAGCCTGTGGAAATCCATACTGTTGTCCATGACTATGGTGTATATTGTCGCAGTGTTTAGACATAAAACCACCTTCTGAATATCGATTGATACGAAAGTCTGTCATCCTTTGCACACTAAAAAGTGGGTGGTCTTGTGAATACAAACTACATACTTTTTCTACCGTTTGTTTGATTTCATCATATCCCTTATCTCCAAACTTTACCCATACTTCATCCATCTTTACACGATCAGTCTCAACAACTTTACCGTGGTGATCTGAATATGTCGATGGTTGATAATCAAAATTAGTTTCTCGTATACCGTCACAATCAAGATCGTACGGCCATACATGTTGATAATAACCTATGTACTTCTCAATGTCCATCAGTCACCCTAAAATTACAAGCTACACTAACTCGTATATCACTTGTCCTATTAATAGACACACCATGTTCTAACCAACTAGGAAAAATTATTAACTCTCCTGGCTGAAACTCTTTTTTATTAATAAGTTGATTATACCTATTTTTAAGCAAAGGCACTGAACTGTCCATAATAGGAGTTGGCCTAGGGTCTTTGAAATATAATGGTGAGTCACCAGTTGATGTTAGGTAATAAACGCATGACCAGTGGCTATTTTGATGTATGTGTAAAGGTGCATGATCATTTTCTCTGTATATGTTTGCCCAACTGTCGTTCAGTTCTATTTTTGCCTCATCAACATATAAGTTCTCTAGTAGGGTTGTTACGATACCGCACAACTCATCTCGTAATTTATGAAAGGCTGAGTAGTCAAGAAGATCAGGTTGAGTTACAACACCAAAAGAATCAAGATTTTCTTTTTCAAGAAGTTTTTTCATTCTTGTTTCGTGTTTCATTATCTCGTTTATCCAAGACTCTGCATCTCCTATAGGATATTTCAGACGATAAGAATACGTTGTAAAGGCCGCCTCTCTATTTACGTTTACATCATACATTACATCATACCCGCTTCAAACTTCTTCCATTCAATAGCATTTTTAATATCCCAGCCTCGATTATCGATAGACTTTATCACACCGTCAACATACTTGACGATACTCTCGTAATATGAAATTTTGCCTTGAATTTCTAGAATGTCATCATCCGATTGGATGTACATCGTTAGATCGTTTTTGAGAACCTTGATATCAAATGGTTTTGCGGCATACACTTTTGCGTCTGCCTTACCACCGTAGTATTCCCATTTTTGACGATACATTTTTTGGTGATCAGCCCTTCTCATAATAAGAAGCTGATCGTATCGTGTTCTATGTTCCAACCATTTTGATTTAATGGTTTGATTTTTTAGAGACTCTTGATCGAGTCTTTCTTGGTCAATAACTGCAAGGTCATTCCTTGCCTCATGTTGTAGTTCTTCTAGTGTCATAATATACCTTATTCAAAAAAAGTAGAGCAGAGGTGATTTCTCTCCTTGCGTATATTGTCTGTAGTGAGGCTTGCCGAGTTGTCACTACCAATTAAGACTCAGATTGTGAATATGTTAAAGCTTATCACGATCTGCTCTAAACCTATTTATAATGTTCTAACTTCGTAGATTTGGTATTTGAAGGTTACGTCACAGGTGAGGTATTCTACGTCTGTAGCTCCACCATCAAACTGTAGACCACTAATAGATATTGGGAATATATTTTTAAAATCAATCTCTACGATTGGATTATTCTTATTAGACAATATCATAAGAAATGCATCAGAGTACATGGCTTTATCTGCAACCGCAGCTCCAACAACATCTGTTTGCGGTACACCACCACCAGCTGGAGTGTTTGAGGTAACATCTCTATGTTTTCTAAACTCTGCTCTTTCTTCTGGGAAACCAATACCTGTTAACCACTTGTGCAACTGCATATAGTTTTCTAGATACTCATCAACCAAAAATGTCAAATTCAAATCTTCATATTCTATCTTGTCACCCATTACAGGAATATTTTTAAAAGGGTTAGCAATCTCTGTATTACCCATAGAAAGGCCAGGCAAATTACAAGTCTGAATAAAAAACTCCACTTTTGGTAATTGGTTTATACCAAATCTAAACTGTGTTGGACTTGCATAATCTAATTTGTCTGGTTGTCTATCTAATGGGCCTGGCATCATACTTCCTTTATGAAATCTGCAATTCGAAAATCTCTGTGTGTCGATGTTGAGATTTGTACTTCACTAATTACAGCATCGATATTTTCATGCCAAAAATTAAGAAACTTATGTACTCTAGGTATTTCTGGCACTAAGTCTTCTGTCTGCCAAATAAATTCTTGCAGAATATTTGTATAATCTGGCATCCAGTAATTCACGTTAACAATAACTATCTCTCTGGTTAAAATCATTTTTAAGAGTGTCCATTCTTAAATCTATCTCTAAGACTATTAGCGAAGTCCCACAATCCACTTATCTGCTTATTTAGTACGTCCACCTCTGCTCTAAGCCTGACAGTTTCAACGTATGTATCTCTCTTTTTTATATCTTCGATATCTTTTCTAAGCGACTTTACTTCTGCTTCTAATCTTACAGCAACAACAATAGCGCCTACTAGAAAAAGTATTTGGTGCCAATAATCCGTTATTAGTTCCATATCCTTTCTCCTTTCCTGCTATTTATAAAAAAAGGGGGTGCCGAAGCACCCCCTGAGTTCATAGTCACTTTTCTTATTATTACATCAAGTTAGTGACTTTAACCCTACGATACCAAGCGTTTGTGTTTGCATCAAGTGAAGCATCTGTGTTAACAGAGTCACCAGCTGCAACCGCACCGGCACCAGCAAAAGGATTAGCAGCAAGACCATAACGTGTCTTAAAACCAATCTTAGGTTGGAAAGAACTTTCACCAACCGCACGTACCATCTGAAGCGGCACGTATGGGCAGTAGAAGAAGCCAGCGTCATAAGGCGATGTGCCCTTGTAACCACAAACATAATACTGACTTGCAGCAACATTTGCAGAATAAGGATCGACATAAACCTTGAAACGTCCGTTCATAACACCAGCAAAAGTTGTCGAGGTGTCATCAACATTTAGGTTGTTGTTAAGAGCAGGAGTGTAATCAAGTACACCAGCCATGTTCAACGCACTTGCAACGTCAGCAGATACGATCAACATGTTACCCTTACCACGGCGAGTCTGTTGTCCAATTGCATTGGCATCACGTTCAATAGCGAACATAAGACCTTTGAATTTTTCAACCGACCAACGACCGTTGGAGTCTGTGTCAAGATCGAAAATACCAGCAGTTGTCGTATTGACCTGAGCACCTTTAACGGCAGTCACGTACAAAGAACGAACAACTTCACGGTTGATCTCAGCAAGAATTTCCGAACTAAGAATGTTCGCAAGTTCTGTCTCAGCGTCAAGACCATGAATTGCCTTCAAGTCCTGTGCGAGTTCCATTGTGTACTCAGCCTTCAGAGCACGGGAAACCGCAGTAACCGTGGATTTTTCGATTGAGAACGCCATCTCTGCGAAAGCGTTAGTAGCAGAATCACCCAATGCTTCTGCCTGAGCAGTAGTCATACCTGTTGCAGAAACATACGTTCCAGCAGAAGGACTGTCGTTAAGGACAGCAGGGTTAGTTTCTGTTGCACCAACATCACCACCACCGATAGTACCGGCAGCGTTCTGGTTGGAGATATCAGGCATTGACTCATCAACGAGAGCCTCTGCACCGTCTTGTGAAGTGAACGATGAACGCATCGCAAAGATCAGACCAGTTGGGCCTGTCATTGGCTGCACACCGCAAACGTCATAAGCAATAAGGTTAGGCATTGCACGGCGAACTAGGGAAATCAGGATGGGATCCCAAGTGTCCATCTGTCCACCAGACATTGCGTTAACAGGAGCTGATTCTGAAAGATAAGCCTTATCTTCCCTCAATGCAGCTTCTTGGTTTTCTAGGATGAT